AAAACAGAAACCTGGGTATCATCAAAGAACGGTAATGATGAAAAAATGCGGTAAAAAATGTTTCTTAGGACCAGGTAAGTCTTTTCCTATTTGTACTAAAAATACATGTAAAATAAATAAAAAAGGTGTTTATGCTGCTTATGTTCGTTCTAGAGAATATAAACATAAAAAAATATCAAGTAAAGCAAGAAAAATGTTAGACCTTAAGTAAATGATTTTTTTGGTTTTTTTGGTTTTTCGATTTAATAAAATATATTATTCCTATTTTATTAAGTATGGAAAAAGAAAAAGAAAAAGAAAAAGAAAATGATTGGGATTTATTTATTGATTTAGAAGATGAAATAAATGATAAAAGTAAAATTATTACTAATGATAAAAATAATATAGGTTCTAAAAATAATTTAAAAAATGTGTTAACTTCTTACCCTTCTCAATTGAATAAAATAATAGTAAAACAAAATTTTTATTATCATTATACAATCGAGAAATATAACGATGATTGTGAAAATGATTTTTTTAAAAATAGGCAAATTAAAGAACAAAATAAATATTTAGGAAAGATGATGAATTATAAATTAAAAACTAAATAAATAGTTTATTTAATTTAATTAATTTATTTAATTTATATTAGGAGTACGAAAGTTAGTATAGTTATTTATTCCACACTCTGTATTTCCAAATAATGATCCATTTGGATCAATTGTATAGTTTTCATAAAATGGACTTGTGAATGATGGATTTATAGAGGTAGGTGTTTTAGTTGGATTTGTTGTTGTTTCTAACACATTTATATTTTTCAAATCTAAGTTTGTGTATAACCCACTATTCAAATTAAATAAGTTATAATTTTTTTTTGGATAACGATATCGATTAAATAAAAGAAGATTTCCTTGAGTTGAATCTGTTTGATAATTAGAAGGATAATTGAATATAATAGAGTTAGTACTTGAATTAGTATTTGAATTACTCATCTGGTATTTTATTTTTTTATTATTAATGTAGTCACTAGCATACATGTAACAGTTTTGGTTTGAACCAAATGTTGGTTTTGCTGGTATTGGAGTAAAATTTGCTCTCGACATTATTTATATATTATTATATTATTTATATATTATTTGTTTATGACTCCTAATTTTATTATGGTGTTGTTTTTATTTATAATTTACAAGTCATAACTAGATTGTAATGTCAAACAAAAACTATAGTCCATATTATTTAAATCCATTATTCTGCCATATTCATCTAAAAGTTGAACATTGATTTTTTGAATATCTACTGGACCAAAATATTGACGCGGAAAGGTTATTAATGATAAGTTATTTTCTAAAAGTGAATTGAATGCTCCTACCGATTGTAAAGATATACGAGCTAATATATTCTTATTTAATAAAGAAGAATTAAAAGCACTATAGAAACTATTATTTACATTATTATTAAAATCGTCAATTACTAGGTAAGCGTACTTTGGTCCTGATAAATCGATTATACCTTCTGAAACGTAACTATAGTTATTAGTATATTGCCCATTACGAAATCCTAGTAACCATCCAAATTTTAAAGGTAATGGTGTATTTCTATCTTCATTACCATATTTATCTGTCTGAAAATCAAGGGTAAACGTAAAAAGATCGGATGTTTTAGTTGAATCTATACCTAAAATTATATTTCCACTTCCTGAATTCGAAGAACTTGTTTTATTTATAGAAAATAAAAGATATTGAAAATTTTGATTACTGCTTTGGTTTTGATTTTGTAGTATTGAATTTAAATAATTTACTAGATCTTGAGGTGTATAGTTTCCATCTTGTACAGAATACGTTTGTGATTGACTAGAATTAGAATTGGAATCTGTTGGTGTTGATGTTGGTATTGTTATAGTAAAAAAATTATTTCCTAGTTGTTTTGATATTACATAGAAGGAAATTGGTAATTCCATAGCAGTTAATTGAATCGTTAGTATTCCACTAAATTTAATTGGTAAATCGATATTATAATTGGTTGATTGTGTATTATAATAGTTCTCTCTAAAACGTGTGTCGATATTTAGATTTTGTCTTGTAATTCTTTTTTTTAAAGGATTAATTGTTCCTGGAAAAAAATCACTTGGATAAGATGATAAAAAAGGGGTTGTTTTTCTTTCTTGAACCATATGTCCGTATTGGTCATTGACAGGTACTTCTTTTAGTTCATTATTAGAATTATAAAAAGATTCAATTGATTTTTTTATATTACGTACACCTTCCACTACATCATCTATTAATATTTTTTTTGCTTCACTTAAAAATTGTATTGTTTTTGTTTTAATATCTGGACTTATTTTATTATTTTTTTCAATACTTTCTCTTAACTTATTTTCTCGTTCTTCTAAAATTTCTTTATCGTAAATATATGGTAAGTCAAACATATCTACAAGTTCATCTTTTTTATAATTTTGAATATTCAAATCAAAACTTGACATCATTTATTTATTATTTATATAGATATACATTTATTATTTATATAGATATACATTTATTTTTATTAGAGATACTTTATGGTTTTTAGAAAGTTTTTTAGTTTAAGAGGATTTGAATACTAAAATAAAAAAATTGAAATACTTTTTTACTGTTAGTTTAAATTAATTACATTGAATTAACAACTTACAAAATATAGGTTATAAATTTTAGGTTATAAATTATAGGTTATAAATTATTAAGAACTATTTGAATTCTTTTGATTAACTTTTATTTGTTGAAATGTCTTCTGATTGTCCTATTTGCTTCGAACCAATTACTAATATCAACTGTACTACAACCGAATGTGGACATACTTTTCATTCTTGTTGTATTTTCAAGAATTTGACTCAAAATAATGGTTGTCCTCTATGTCGTAAAGAACTGGTTGAAGTGGAATCTGATTCAGAAGAAGATGGGTCTGACGAAGATTCTTACTCGGATTATGATTCTGAAGAATATGATGACGATTCTGAAGATGAGGATGATAAAGGCATTTCTGTATTTCAATATACGGAAGCACTAAAAAGAAAGGGATTTACAGAATATGATTTTGTAAGAATTTTGTTGAGACAAAATGTCATTGATCTTTCTGAAAAAGATAAAAAGGGATTTGAAATTGTAGATACTATAAGTAATATTTATTCAGGAAAAGAGTCGGTAGACTATAGAGATAAGAGAACTTATCTTGAGGTTGTTTTAGGTAAGGATAAAATTGGAGAAACCGGAGTTGGTCCAGACTCTATTTATTTGGAAAATAGTTTAGATAAAAAAAAAGTAAACTTTAGTTTGTAAGTAAAAGTAGATTTTCATTGTATGTGTGTGTAACTTAATAAAATATTTTTTTATTTTATTTTTATAGTATCCTTTTAATGATGTTATACATTTTTATTGAATTTTCTGTTGTTTTATGTCAGCTAAAAATATAAACATATAATTCTTCAACGCTATAAATTATGATTTAGAATTATGATTTAGAATTATGATTTAGAATTATGATTTAGAACTTTATTTTTAGTATTTTGTTTTTAAGCTTTGAAATAAAAAAATTGAAATGCTTTTTTATAATAAATGTAATATTAATTAATAACTCTAATTTATAAGTTAATAAGATGGCTTCTTCTATTCAAAATATTAGTATTTATATTCCTCGTGTCTTTACAAATATTACCAAAGAAAGAATGACAAGTATTTTTAAAATGCTTGATATTGGTGTAGTAAAAGATATTGACTTTATTGCCAAGTTTACTACCAAAGGTGATAAATATAATAGTGCTTATGTTCATTTTGATTACTGGTATGATAATATTAGTAATCAAAATTTACAAAATCGTTTATTGAATCAATCTGATAAAGAAACTAGAATTGTTTATGATGATCCTTGGTATTGGATTGTTTTGGAAAATAAGGCGCAAAAAAAAGACTATAGTGTTCCTAGACAAAGAATTAATGTCGCCGAACTAGCCGATTATGTAAAAAAGGAGAATGAAAAGAAAAAAAGTATGTTTGTACCTAGAGTTTTAACTTTAAAAAAATTGAATATTGTAGAGAAGAATAGTGTAGTTATAGAAGAGTAAATTGTAAGTTACTAAGAAGTTAGATTATGTAGGTTTGGTTTGTTTTTGTAATTTAATAAAGTTCTTTTTTTATTTTATATTTTCTTTTTTCTTTTTTCTATTTTATTTTTATGTTTTCTATTTTATTTTTTATATTTTCTTTATTCTAAAAATCAAAATCATATTCTATTATTTGTTTCATGTCTGTTTTTATTTTATTAAATAAACTTGTTTTTGCTTTGGAAAGAGTAGTTTCGTTTTTAAAATCTATACTCATTAATTTTCCCATGGTTTTTAAATATAAGCTATCTAATTGTTCGCTTTTATTTAATTGCTCTTCATTTGCATTTTTCCATTCCATTAATTTTTTGAATATTTTTGAATAAATGATATTAAATATTTTAATACATTCTTGCTTTGTAAGTTCTGTCCAGGCCTTAGTCTTGGCATTTGTATTTGTATTTGTATTTGTATTTGAATAAATATAAAATTTATTGGAATTTTGAATGAAACAAAAGATTGGACTAGGACTAGGGCTTGAATTTATATTTGAATCTGAATTATTTTCAAAGTTTTCTGAAAATATTTTATCTAATGTGTCATAAAATGTATTATTCATCATAAATAAAATTTCATCTTCTTTTACAGAAATTTTATTATTTATATAATCATTGATATCATCGGATGGAATTATATTATTATTTAACCATTCCAATACATTTATTTTCTTTTTTGTTTTTGTTATAAATTTATCTTGAATTTCTATTTTTTCTTCTAATTTTTTTATTTTTAATGTTAGCTCTTGAACAATAAAACATAATTTATTATGGGAAGGAAGATTTTCAGTTTCTTCTTCTTCTATTTTTAACTGTCTTTTGGACTTGTATAATATACAACATAGTAACATATGTTTTTCTAATGAAGTTTTATTTGTATATTGTTTACTACAATAAATACAACTACTTTTTGTTTTTTTAACATTGTTGTTACTATTGTTATTAATTATTATAGAATTAGTTTTAAAATTATTGTTGTTTATAAAGGACATTACTTGTTATTTTGAGTATTTTGAGTATTTTGAGTATTTTGATGTTATAATTAACGGTAAATTTATTTGATTCAATTTTTTATATTTATTGAATCAAATAAATTTAATCCGTCTATAATATATAATATATTTATGGTATTTACAGGAAAAACAGCAATTGTATCCAATACTTCTAATTATGATAATAATTTATATTACGGAAAATCAACTATTGTTTATAGAAAAAGAAGTTGTGATACTAATTTAACCTCCAATAATCCTGCTAATCAATATCAAAAACTTAAACTTATTCAAAATACAGTTCGCGTTCCTTCTTCTATTTATACAATGAATTTAGGTGCTTTGAATGTATATCAAAACCCAACTAGTAGTTTACAACCTATTTATAACGATGGATCGATCTATGTTACTGGAGGAGGTGCTAATTGGAATCAAATGAGTGATAGAAAGTCACCTCATACTCAAGTTGCTGTTACTGCTTCTGGATCGACTTATAGAGGAAGTAGTACTAAAAGAACTATTGTTCGTTGTAGACCTGGTGCTTTATCTCCTGGTGGAACCGGTTGTGATATTAAACATAATTCTTATGATAGATATCTTAATAGAATTAAGGGTAAGGCGCCATTAAGAAGAGGAATTATTCCTCCAGGGTTTGGATTGCCTATTCCATTTAATCGTGCATATCCTATTTACGGCGGCAAAGTTACCAAAACAAATATAGTTAATGGATGTAATTGTAAACAAGAAAATAAAGATATTCTTTACGTTGACAATGACTATAAAATTGATAATGTTGAATATAGTTTTAATATTGGTGATAAAGTTTATTTGTTTTATAATGGTAAAAAAGTAGAAGGTGTAATTTTAAGTATTAATGATGTGAATAATAACTATGAAATTCTACTTTTAAATGAAGGAAATATTGTTACAAAAAATGTAGTTGATATTTTTATTTATTCAAAAAATAAATGCGTTGAATGTAAAAATAATTTAAGTGATAATTTAGAATTTGAAAGTAATGATGATTTTGAAAATAATTCAATTTATGATTTGGAAATTGATACTTCTATTTTAGAACAAGATTTAGTTTATGAAAATTAATAGTTTATGAAAATTAATAGTTTATGAAAAATAATAATTTTAAAAAATTAGTAATTAAAATATTGGTAAATACTATAAATGCCAGCGTCACCTTCACTTTTTAAAATGAATTTTAGTAATAGCAACCAAGTTTATGGAAATAGAAATAATAGTGTTAGTTCTTCTTCTAAAAATAATGTTAAAATAGGAATGGACTTAGGTAATTCTATGATCGGTAGAATTAAAAATGCTCCATCTGGTTGTGGTGCTTGCGGTAAATAAAATAAATTAGGTCATTTGTTTTAGTTGGGTACATACATAGTTCAAGTTTAGTAAAAATTTAATAATGTTTTATATTAAGATATAGATATGCCTGCTTCTTATCCATCTACTAAATTAAACAAAGCTAATAATTTGTCTACCATTTTTGGGAATATACCTTTAGACTATAATAAACAATATAATAATTGTAGTAATACATTATGTTATACTTATAGTAAAAATTTTATTTATAAACCTCATACCGATTATGGTATGGTTGCTACAACTGCTGCTTCTTACTTAGCTAGACGCCGTAGACTTTAAATAGGATATATATTTTTTATTATTGTTTATTATTGTTTATTATTTTTTTATTATTATTGTTTTGTAAAAAACTTATTTAAAGAAATAACGCATGTATAATATGTCTATAACAGGATTTAGTTTAGTTATAGACATGTGCTTTGTTAGCTCAGTTGGTTAGAGCATTCGGCTGTTAACCGAAAGGTCACAGGTTCAATTCCTGTATAGAGCGTTAAAATATATGTATTTTGGTGGGATATATATATTTTTGAATTATTATTTTTTATTTATTATCATATTACTCTTCAGACTAACTACTCTTCTGTTTCCGCTGTTTTTTGAAACATTTTAATACACTCATATATTTTTGCAGACTCGTCTATTGTAAATACTCCTCTTCTTTGAGCCAAATTAATAAAAGAAACTAATACATTTAACGCTACGATTTCATCTTTGATTTCAATATTGACTAATTTAGGTTGAATAGTATTGGATTGTTTAGGCGTTGGTTGATTCTGTGAGTCCATTTTAATTATTTATACTTATATTTCACGTTTCTTTTTAAATTGTTTTAAGTTTATTACTTTTTATGTAAAGTGGAAATAATATTTTTTTGATTAGAATAATGCATGTCAGTTTGATTAGGCATTTGTCTTGGATTTTCTTGAGCATTTTTTAATAAAGGGAATTTATTTTTATCTTCATAAATAGTGGATGCTACTGTAGTTGGTTCTGATTTCAAAGGATAATGTGTTGGAGTTATATTCCATAATAGTTGCCAAACACCACTTATATCTCCATATGGATTGTTGGATGTTTTTATCGAAAATGGACAAGAGTAGTCAGGATGATTATTTAATGCCAAACATGGATTACAAGGTTTATTAATAAATTTAAATCCAGGTATTTCATTTTCTAAATTATGATAATCTATTAATGTTACAGTAGGAGCATTTAATGAACCGTTTGGTTCCATTGTTTTTTTCTCCATAATAGCATTATTTTTATCTTTGGTATTACATCGAATGATAGAATTATACTTACTGATTAATCCTGATGTATAAGCATATGGTGGTTCCATTTGATTATTGGAAGCATCAATTAAAACACCATCAATTAAAAGTTTTCCTTCATTTTCTTGGAGAGAAAGAACTTGTAAAATGGCTGCTTGATTATAAATAGTTCTTGCATAATTCATGGAATCTTTGGGACTTGTACGTATATATGGATTGTTCTTTACTGATTTCATATATAAGATTTTTACTTCTTCATCCCATGGCCACATTCCATGTTTTAAAAAATATTGGGCTTCTTTTTCAGTAGCTTGTTTTTGAGTTACATTAGTATCAAAAACTATTCCTTTGTTTATGGTATTTTCTACCTTTAAAAACTTTTGAAGTGTATCTTGTGACCAAATAAATCCTTCTTTTATGTTTTTATTATTTGTGTTATTGGTAATAGTAGTTGTGTTTTTTGAAAATAGTGTTGTAAATCTATAAATAATGATAATGAAAATGAAGAATAAAATTCCGTATTTGACATCATAATAACTTATGATGAAAATAATCAATATTAATATTATTTTGCCTAAAATAGTATTGAAAAGAGAAGCTAATGTTTCAGGAATTATATAATAAGCTAACCAAATAATTATTATTGCTGTTAAAGTTAAAAATAAAATATATTCATTCCTTTTTGTAATTGATTTTTTTATTGACTTTGTTATTTTTTCACTGATTTTATTTATTTCTTTAATCATATATTATTTAAATAATATATTATTGAATATTTATAGATTGGATTGATTGAAAAATAGAATAGATTGTGATAAAAATAGCATAGATATTGATGAAAAAATAGCATAGATATTGATGAAAAAATAGCATAGATATTGATGAAAAAATAGCATAGATATTTATGAAAAAATATCATAGATATTGATGAAAAAATAGCATAGATATTGATGAAAAAAAGTAATAAAAAAGATATTTATAAAATTATATTGTACCTATATTGTTGTATAGATTCGAATTCGAATTCGAAGTTGTATTTGTATCATGTTTCTTTTTACATCCACGTTTATGTGCTGCTATTCCCTTCAAAGTATTTGACGTATAAAAGTCACATATTTCACATTTATACATTCCTATTTTTTCTGATAATAGGAATTGAGTTGATAAATATTTACTTAGATTATTCAATTTCACATCTTCTAATTGGTTCAATAATTTGAATTGATTTTCTTTAATATAATTTTTTAATTCTTCTTTTTGTTTTATGAAAAATTGATATTCCTTATTAATTTCAGCGAGTATTTCTTTGGAAATTTCTAATTCATATGGATTATCTATATTCTTTACTTTCTCATAAATACTATCTATAATATCAAACGCAATTTTGATTTTTTCTTCATTATATTCGGCAAAATGGACATATATAATAATATTTGTATTATTTAATATATCTATTTGATAATTATATTTATTTATTATGCCTCCATTTTGTGAGATAAAAATACCATGAGATTTTAGTTCTTGGCAACTTTTTATAAATTGATCCACTTCTTCGGCACTTACATTAATATTCGTTTCTTTACTGTTTACTAGTATATTTTGTTTGCCTTCTTGTTTTATATTGAAATCATAATATACATTTGACATTGGGTTTCGTATTATATTAGAAGTTGGATTTAATTTATTTAAAATGATTTCTATCTCATTTTCACCATTTAATCCTTTTAATAATTGATTTACTTGTGATATTTTATTATCACTTGTATTTGGTGTATTAGGATTAGGATTGTTATTGTTATTATTTATACATAATTTAAGTATATTTATTAAAAGAATATTAACGTCTTCAAAATTTATGTTTTTATTCTTTTCATAAAAATCTTCAATTATCTTTTTTTTTGAAGATATATTTACATTTGAACAACTGTTCATGTTTTATATTTATTCATGTTATTATTTTTATATTATTTTATTACTATATAATTCCTAAATACATTTACATCCGTAACTATCGTGTAATTACATTTGTAAATAATAAAATTACAATTGTAATTTAGAAAACTTTTTTATAATATTGATTTTTTTAGATTTTTTAGATTTTTTAGATTTTTTAGATTTTTTGGATTTTTTGGATTTTTTGGATTTTTTGGATTTATGCCAATTTAAAAATTACTGTAGTTGCTACGATTTGTGGAGTTGCTGATCCTGAACCGGATTGACCATTTAATGTTATGGAAGGCGCAAAAGAGGTATGATTACGAAATTGAATTTTAGCAGCAAACCCTGATGGTGATAAACTTGTAGCTTCATATAAAATATCAAGAGGAGATATATAAACTATTACGGATGAAGAATTTTGTGCTGATCCTGTTGGCGAACCTACTATAGTTCCAGGAATAGCAACATCATTTAAAAATATAGTGAATTGACATGGTTCTTGATGATAAATATTGAAATAAATATTATAATATCCCGAAGACCATATGAGTATATCTGATGTGTTTATTAAACAGTCACAGTCTCCATACTTAATTGCTATGCTATCAAAAATTACATTTTCTTCTGCCAATAAAGTTTGTTCAGTTAGTCTATCTGTATGAATAAATGTTTGGGAAAATTTAGGACCAGTTGGTCCTTGAGGACCTGTGTAACCAGTGAATCCAGTGTAACCGGTGTATCCAGTGAAACCTGTATAACCTGTGAAACCGGTGTATCCCGTGTAACCTGTGAAACCAGTGTAACCTGTGAAACCAGTGTAACCAGTGAAACCTGTGAAACCAGTGAAACCTGTGAAACCAGTGAAACCGGTGTAACCAGTGAATCCTGTGTAACCAGTGAAACCAGTGTATCCAGTGAAACCGGTGTATCCAGTGAAACCGGTGTAACCAGTGAAACCGGTGTAACCAGTGAAACCTGTGTATCCTGTGAATCCAGTGTAACCAGTGAAACCGGTGTAACCTGTGAAACCGGTGTATCCAGTGAAACCGGTGTAACCAGTGAAACCTGTGTATCCTGTGAAACCGGTGTAACCGGTGAAACCTGTGTATCCAGTGAAACCGGTGTAACCAGTGAAACCTGTGTAACCAGTGAATCCTGTGTAACCAGTGAAACCAGTGAAACCTGTGTAACCAGTGAATCCTGTGTAACCAGTGAAACCTGTGTAACCAGTGAAACCTGTGTAACCAGTGAATCCTGTGTAACCAGTGAATCCTGTGTAACCAGTGTATCCAGTGAAACCGGTGTAACCAGTGTATCCAGTGAAACCGGTATAACCAGTGTAACCAGTGAAACCAGTATAACCTGTTGGTCCTGTATAACCTGTTGGTCCATGACATCCTCTTGGTCCATGACATCCTGTTGGTCCGCGACATCCTCTACTTCCATCTTTTCCATCTTTTCCATCTTTTCCATCCTTTCCATCTTTTCCATCCTTTCCATCTTTTCCATCTTTTCCATCTTTGCCATCCTTTCCATCTTTACAACAACAATTATTATCACAATTATCACAATTATCACAATTATCACATGGGTCGTCTCCATAGTTATCTTCTACATAGATACCGGTGTTATTAACACCATACAAAGCACTTTCATGAAAGTTTTTTAACTCTTCCATTATACATTGTAAAAGTATTTTATTTTTTACCAAAATTTTGATTATTTCCTAAATATTTTCTTACCATATATGCTTTAAATTACAATGTAAATTAATAAATAATTTATTACTGTAAATTGAAAATCAATTCTATGAATATAAGTATAATTATTATAATTTTATTTTGTAACTCTAATCTATTTTGTAACTCTAATCTATTTTGTAACTCTAATCTATTTTGTAACTCTAATCTATTTTGTAACTCTAATCTATTTTGTAATTATGAAATGAATTATGGGTTTTATTTTATTAAAATATCTTTTTTGTTTTCATAGCTTATTGAAAACATATTTTTTAGGTGTTCTATATCTTTTAGGAATGTTTTATTATGTATAAAATGTTGTATTATTTCTATCATTTGGAAAATTAATTTTGAATCTATGTAAGTATATATTCCATTGTTGTCATTTTTTTTTAATAAGTGATATATTCCTTCTATTTTTAGTACTTGTAACATATAATAATTTTGAAATAATACTTCTATTATTTTATCATTATTTTCATATTCTATTTTTGAAAATTCATTTGTTAGATCATTTATCTTTATATTTTTAAAAGATGTGTCGTTTTGACATATCTTCATATATTCTATACAAGATTCTAATAATAATTTACGTATATCATTCCAATTTTTATAACTCGAATTAAATGATATTTTACAATCTTCATTACACAACAAAAGTCCCATTTTTTTTGTATTTACCTTTATATATATTTTATATTTATTATCTTTTTAAAGAATATTCTTTAAAAAGATTTTGCCATCATTTGTGCTGTACTTATTGTTTTTTTGCTGTACTTATTGTTTTTGTGCTGTACTTATTTTTTCTTTGTGCTGTACTTATTTTTTCTTTGTGATGTACTTATTTTTTCTTTGTGATGTACTTATTTTTATTGAGTATTTCTGTTTCTTGCTTAGCTCTGTTTCTTGCTTACCTCTGTTTCTTGCTTAGCTCTGTTTCTTGCTTACCTCTAAGCTTCCACTGTATTATTTCCTGATTTGATATACCATTCTGGTGGTGTTAAATAATTTTGACCATTACAGTTACTTCCGTTAGTTCCAAAAGGAAATGGTTTTTGACTTCCTATTGGAGCTGTACAACGTCTTTGAATATGTTGAGTATGTTGACTTGAATCTTGTGGATTTCTAATAAATTTGGTATATCTACCGTTTCTTGCCATATCATTAAATTTAAATCTTGCTGTTGTATTATAACATAAAGTTGGTCCACAACATTTTTTGAAACCTACATATTTTTCTGCTGCATTTACATCTGTAACACAATCATTAGCTGTAGAAATGTTGGAAATATAATTACCTTGACTTTTCGTATCTGATTGCCAACTTCCATCATAATTTGCTTGAACCCAATTATTAGGATATTGACCATTGTATGCCCATCTATATTTCTTTCTTAACATACCATAAGTAGTTAAAACAGTTGGTTTTACATAATATTGTTGTTCTCCTTCCACTAAAACTTCGTTTACATTAAAGGATGGAAGTGGTGTGGCATATTTACCATATGTTCCTCCATTTCCTATTGGATATACTCCTCTATACGGAGTTCCATTTTTCGACATTCGCATCGATTGTCCTACATATCCTACATTTCGGTAAGGACCATTTAATGAAAATCCTACTGGTCCATAGCTATTGATAGCATCTTGAAGTACTAGAGTGTTTTTACCAAATGGACCTTGAGGTAACCAAAAACCACCTGGTGGCTTTCCTGAACGTTTAGAACCATATTGAATTACAGATTTTTTTTTGAATGCTGTTATTGACATATAACATAATAAGAGATAATATGTTTTGTTTAGAATATACGTATTTTTTTTAAATATAAATTAATTTTCTTTTTTCTGGGTCCTCATGTAATGCTCTTAATAAAAACCAGTATAACTTTGTTCCTTTTATTTGGTTTAAATCGGATTCTGAAAAAGTTGGATATGTACTTTTATTTGGATTTGGATTTGGATTTGTGAATAGCTCTGTGTTTTTAAAAAAACTATTTTGTAGTAAGTAAGTAACTATGACTGCTAAGCTATAATAAATACATTTGTAATTTACTTTAGATGGAATAATAGATACATATCTTACTTCTGGTGCTATAAAAAAGGATTTTGTAAAAGGAGAATGAAATGTTATTTTATTGTTTTCTAGAGGATATAAATACTCTGTTGATATTTGAAGAAAAATATTTTCATTTATTACGATAATTGTTTGTGGACTATATCCATAAAAACTGTAATTTACATTCAATAAATTATTTAGTTGTTTTATTAAACAATATATAAGTATTTGACATTTTTCATAACTCCATTTTGAGTTTCTATATTCACTTAATGTTGAAATAGACGAAGCTTGAAATGAGAATTCATTCTTTTCTTTATTAACAGTTAATCCAGTTAATAGTTTGGTTTGTTTCAAGTTATTGAAAAGAATGGTAGATTTAGATTTATATTCATTATGACTTTGGATTTGGTTTGATGATAATTTTATTTTAAAAAGGTCTGGTATTTCTTTATTATTATAAATAGTTAATTCTTTGGTAAAAAAAATAATTGTATCATTATTAATGTTGTTATTATTAATGTTATTAATGTTGTTATACATTTTCTTTATTTTGTATTATTTATTTATTTGATTTCTTTTTTATAAACTAATTTGTTGTAAATTAAAAGAATATTTTCTTGCTGTTCTTGGTGGTGATGTAGATGGACTTTTGGGTAATTTTATTTCTTCCATTTCATTATTATTAGTATTATTTGTGTTTGAGTTTGAGTTTGGGTTTGAGTTTGAGTTTGAGTTTGGGTTTGTTGAATTATAAAATGGTTTTTTAAATGCTGAAATTTTCCAAAACCATGGATCATCATAAATTATTTTTATATCTTTACCTGCTATTAATTTTTCTCGAATTGAATTGGTTCTTTCATCTTCATTCCATTTTTTAAAATGAATAAATGCTCTTTTGAAACAATCTCCATTTTTATTTGTTATATTTTTTAAATCTATTTTATGAATTATTCCTAGTTTCAAATTATTAATAGTAATTCTAATTGTTTGTTCAGTGACATTATTAAATAATCTTGGAATACATAAACTTGGTGTAAAACAAGATATATTTATTTTATTACTATTGATATTCATATTTATATTGCTATTCATATTGCTATTCATTTTGATTGAATTTAAATATTTATGATACTTGAATTCAATTTTTTAATCGTTTGATTTTTTAATCGTTTGATTTTTTATTTTTAATTTATTTTTTGTATACACCACAAGTCAGAAGTTAAAACAGAATTTAATAAATAGTTATAAGGTAAATAAAAATAACCTTTATCTCCCCATGAAGTTCCCCAAGAATTTCTCATTATCCATAATTGTTTTGTATCATTGTATCCAACACATACTACGGCGTGACCACCTAAAAGTTGTTCTTTTTGTAAATTTGGCATTGGAACCAATCCTGTAGAAGCAACTGCTGCTGACTCAAAAGATTGATATACTAATATTCCTACTACAAAAGGATATCCGGCATTTAATGCTGCTTTCATTTGTGATAAAGTATTTTGAATATTTTGAACTTGAGTTGCTTTGTGTGCCAATGCTTGAGTATAACATTGAGCTGGAGGTTTTACGGCAAAATTGGAAATAATGTATGGCCAACTTGTTTCTGGACAAATTCCGTAGGTTTGTAGTGACAAGATTCCATCTGCTAAAGTAGCACCAGCATCAATTGGTACATCTTTTTCAATGACTCTTTCATTATAATATAAAAATAGTCTAGAACCTTTAATCATGTTTGGATTTTCATATCCAATTAAACCACATAAAGCATTTGCTGTACATGATCCTAGTGAACCTTGGTCACATATTGGAGGCATTTTTGGTCTTAGATCTACAATTGTTGGAAGAGGAGTTGGTTTGGGAGGAACTGGGGGTGTTGGAAGAGGAGTTGGTTTGGGAGGAACTGGGGGTGTTGGAAGAGGAGTTGGTTTGGGAGGAACTGGGGGTGTTGGAAGAGGAGTTGGTTTGGGAGGAACTGGGGATGCTAGAAGAGGAGTTGGATGATGTGAATTTTCCTCTGTAAATATTAGATATTTTAAACTAGATGGGTCCTCTTTTTTTATGATCAATCCGTAACTTCTTTTTGTTATTGGTGTGCCCTTTGTGAACTCTGTCATTAATATATTACATTACCTTTATATAATTATTTTGACAAAAAAAATGACTTTGATTAAGATTTAAAAATTTTATTTTTATTTATTATTATTATTTTTATTTATTATTATTATTTTTACTATTTAATATTCATCAAAACTATCGTAATCATATTTTTCCATAAATTTATCTTTGAATAATTTATATTTTCTTTCTTCTTTATCTTCTTCATCTTCTTCATCTTCATATTGTTCTTCTTCACTTGGAAACTGTATATCATAATTATTTTTTTCTTCTTGTTCTTCTTCTTGTTCTTCTTCTTCTTGTTCTTCTTCTTGTTCTTCTTCTTCTTGTTCTTCTTCTTCTTGTTCTTCTTTTATATCGATTAAGTCAGGTAAATCTTTATATAATTCATATTCTTCCTGTAATTTTTCATCTCCAATATCATCCAAGTTTAC